GTGTACGTATACAGGATAGCTTTACTAAGTCTCAGATGTTTATGACTGAGATGGATAAGTATATGCGTATAAATAAAAAGATGACTTTAAGGGAGGCCATAGAAAAAGGAGAAGAGCCTGACCTAGAAGTTATTCAAGGTGCGTTGGACAGTACACTCAAGTCTGTATTCTCTAAGGATTATACAACTACAGAACAACCAGAGCTACTACGTACTGCTGCTAAGATGGCTGAAACTTTTTCTAACACTCCAGGTTTTGGTACACTCCTACCGTTTGGTAGGTTCTTCAACAACGTCATAGCCACTTCATACCAGTGGTCACTGCTGGCTGCACCAGAACACTTCTATAAGTTCACTAGGAATGCTGTTAATGGTGTGAGAGGCAAAGGACCAAAGAACCTTGACATAACAGAGAGAGAAGCCTTTGCGCGTTTCGTTGTGGGTAATACAGCGTTGGGTCTGTCTATGCAGTATGACAACGAAAGAAGAGAAAAGAATTTAGGTGTATATGAAGTAGATGTAGGTGGTGGTACTATTGTAGATGCCAAGAACACCTACCCATTCTCTCTATGGCTTGCAGCAGGTAGGGTACTAAACACTATGAGAAATGGTGAGCAGGTATCAGCAGACTTACAAAGAGAGATAGGTACACAGTTAGCTGTTGGTCAGCTTGCACGTGACACACAGTTTGCTAACGACATAAACAATATGTTAGATGTGTTAACTAATGTAGACATAGACAAGAGAGCAGCAGCTATAGATGGTATGTATAAGGTTACTGGTAACTTTGTAGCAGGTTTTACTAGACCACTAGATGTACTAAACAAAGCTGTAGGTTTTGCTACAGGTACAGACACAGCTAAAGATGTACGTCAAGCTGAAGGTATCAATACATTCTCACAAACTTCTACTAAGTATATAGACAATATACTAGAGACATTCATTGATTCGGTAGACGCTATAACAAATGATACTTTTACAAAGATTGGACTAGGTGGTGAGGATGCCATAACAGGTAAGGAGTTATCTGTAGCTACCAGATCAGGAGAGATATATGATGCTAATCCTTTTGCAAGACTGTTTGGATTAACAGTAAAGCCTAGCAAGACAGCTACAGAAACGGTATACTCTATGGCTGACATGGCTTCTTGGAAAGCTAGTGAGAGGACAAACATACCTGCCTATGATAAAATCTTCAATGGTATGTTAGCACCTATGCTTGAAGTTTACACTCAGGAGTTGCTAAACAATCCTAAGTTTCAAGACGCAAGCATAAAACAAAAGCGTGGTATGCTCAAGAAAAGAATGTCTGATGTTAAAGCCAGAGTTCGTGAGAGCATGGATAGAGGCTACGCAGGATACGAAGGTAGTATTCTAAACAAAGCAGCCTCTCTAACTAGAAGCTATAGTAAAGAGACTAGAAGAGAAGCTATGCAAATGTTAAAGAAAGACTACGGTATAACTGGACAGCTAGAAGATCTTAGCTTCAGAGAGCTTGAGTTGTTTATGCGTTACGCACAGTTTATCAAAGATGCAGAGGACGAGGTAGGCAAGCTATGATCTATAGCTATGCCCTGCCCACATCTTACACTCAAGGAGTTTATCTCTAGCTTTCTTGCGCTGGTCATTGTCCTCAAGATTATCCAATAAAAACTTATCTACTACTCTTATAGCATCAGTCAAGTCTTTCTTGAACTGATTACGCTTGGCTTGCATGTAGTTTGTAGCTTCACGTTCCAGTTTCATCAAGCTGCCTTTTCTAAATTTACTGATAGTTTATTTAATACATCTTTAGCCTGTTCTATACTTATCTTAAACCATTCACCTCTTTGTTCTTCAGCTATCTTAGCTGCTGCTTTATGTGCTTGTGCTTCTGATACACGTCTATTGTTTGACACAACCACATGCTCTAGTGAGTAGTCTCTGAAGGGGCTGCTAGTCTGATAGCCATTACATCTATCATCAGCATCAACAGCCATGCCTATCTTGACCCACTCAGGCCAAGCAGGATTAGTTATGGCATATACATATCCTTCTTTAATAGAGTCTAACTTATACGTACCATCAAAGGCTGCATCATTAAAAGTTTTGTAGCGTCCAGGTTTGTGTAAGGGATGTTTAGTTGATATAATTTTACCATTTACCCACATCCTATTTTTGTTTCTGTTTTGGTAGCCTTTATTACGTTTAGAATTACAAGGTGTGCAATAATAGTGTGCAATTCTTCTACCACTTTCTTTCCAATTAACTCCTACTTCTAGTTCTACTTCACAACCTATACAGCATTTCATATTATACCTCCTGTGGTATTTGGGTACACCATACCCAGTAGTCTGCTTCCCACATAGACTTAGGTCTAGTAGCCTCTAAGTATTTGGTACGTGCAGACACAGCAGCATTACACTTTTCTCTGTTTTCATATAAGATGTTGTCGCTCATAATCAATGGCTCTCCATTAAATATAAAGAGCGCTACTAATACCCAAGCCATGTGCTATTCCTTTGCTTCGTAATACTGTTCTACTTTATCATTGACCCAAGGTTCAAGATACTTCTCTGCTATTGCGCCTACTGCAAAGTAAGCTATTACTGCTGATACTATTACTTCCATGATAACTCCTATGTTATATCTACTACTTCACACACGTCACCAGAGCAAGCAAATGTTTGACTGGACTTCGTGTTGTCTTCTTGTTCATACTCTGAAAGTTTATTCCAGTCAATCTTTTTCGGCATGGTCTTGAGTAATTCTTTATACTCTTCCTTGCTGCAATCTTGATATGGAGCTTGCTGATAGGTATGGTCTGAGTGTGGTAGAAAAGATACACCTGACATTTCGTCAAAGTGTTTATAGACAAAGGCTCCTACCTCAAGCCATTCATCATCACGTACTGAAATTGTAACTGAGGGCTTATGCTCACACCAATGTCTTTGGTATGTAAGCCAAGTCTCTAGCTGTTCAATAGCAGTCATGTCGTTGCGTGTTATAGCATTCTCTGGTGATCGTACAGGAAAGCTGAACACTGTTGTAGTGTCACCCTTGAATACACAAGGCTCATTAGGTACACCGTTGTCAATCATAAACTGTGTAAGTGGGTCTTTATTATCACCTCGTACAGTACGGATGTAATATGGAGAGTGACGAGCATGTATACCACTGGCACTGTCCACCAACTGCGAGACAGTACCCGAAGGTTTGACGCAGGTAATAGCAGCAGACTGAGGTATATCAAGCAAGTCAGCGTATTCATGATTAGTAGCCAGTGCGATATTCCGTAAGTCATCTAATAGCTTCTCCAAGTTAGAGTTAACAGCAGTCATCAATGGGTTGTCCATGATACCTGTCAGCGACACACCAAGCAATCTCTCTTCTTCAGTATTACGTTGCCACACTTTACGCAGGTACGGAAACTTTGTGTACGAGCTTTGGATTGTGCCAAGTATTGTGGCGACTTTGACTTTACGCTCCAAGTCTTTAAGCGTATCAGTGGAACGAACAACAACTTCCGTAAGATTACAAAACTGGTAGGGTCTAAGTATGATCTCACTGCATGGATTAGTTCCGAACTGCCAGTCAGGATCACGCCTACCATACTTAGCAGCCTGTGCTTTAGATGCTTCACGATTAAATATTCCCCTCTCTCCTGACTTACTCTCTACTAATGCTGTCCACTCACGCATGAATGTTTCTATGTCTGGCTTCTCTGTGTATGATACAGAGTTGTTAGCTAATGCTCTGTGTGGTGCTGTCTCCCACCACTGTCCTGACTTAGCGTGACGCATACGATCATCACTTAGGTTAGACAAACTAATCATGGCTGACCTACGTACACCTCCTACTACAACTATCTGTCCAATGAAACACATCAAGTCGTGGCATTCCATAGAGGTAAGCTTACGTCCTTGTGCATTCTTAAACGTGTTGACTGAGAAGTTAAACAACTCGACAAGAGGTCCAGGACCACTGGCTCTACCACCAAACGTCTTGAGCCTAGCACCTGCAGGACGTACACGAGTGACATCCCACTTGGGTATCTCACCTGCCCATAGTAATGCTAGTAGCTGACGGAAAGACTTAGCCCAACCTTCCTTGCTATCCTTAACTACAATGGTAGTCTCGCTGTCAAACAACTCAGGTACTTCAGGTAGCTGCTGCACGAACTGACGCTCAACACTGAAGCCTACACCTGTACCACACAACAGTATGAACATAGCCTCATCGAAAGACTTAGGGTCATCGACAGGTAGGTATGAGCAGTTGTACCCTGCTGTGTTATCTCTGTCCAACGCAGGACCACTAGTCATCATGGCCCTCATGCTTGGCATTACATCTAACCCTATGATAGCTTGCTCTATCTGGTTAACCCATGAGTCGTTGCCTAGCTTCGGACGTACCACGTTATCAACGTAGCGCCCTACTGTCTCAGCCCATGACTCACGGCCTTTGCCATCTACATACTTAGCGTAGCGTGACTGGTGTATAAAACTTTGATAGTCTGTTGGTAGTAAGTTACTCATTTGTCTTCCCCTATATTTGTTGGTGCGTACACCTCTCCATTATATTTACTTCCTGTTGCACCTTTACCTGTCTCCACTCCGTTATTGCAGCCTACCACAACTACTAATAAAAAAGCTGTAAAAAAGTATAGTGTTCTCTTTGACCAAAGTATAAACAGTTCAAATGTTTTCTTTGCTTCTATCTCTGCTGATTCCCTTGGTGTCACTTGTAGTACCTATTCCATATGATCATCACAACTATCCAAAGAATTATGGTCATACCTAAATGTATCTGTGTCATGTCAGTCATCTGTTATCCCCACTTCCTTGTATAGTTCCTCGTTCTTTTCTACTCTTTAACTTAGCTAGGTTATTTAACGCTACCTCTGCCATGTCTATCTCTAAGTCACGACACAGTGCAGCAATGTACCATAGCACATCACCTATCTCTGCTGCTATGTCTTCTTTGTTAAACGTATCATCACGCAACATCTTCTTGATTTTACCTTGTACTTCACCTGCCTCATTACCCAAGCCCAACGCAGGGTAGATGATAGGGTCAGTATAGATAGCAGTCTTTACTGCTTCCTTTTGGTAGTACCCCATGTCCATAATGGGTGATTGCATGTCTGCGAAATGGTCTATGTCTTCCTGTGTTATCATTGTCTCTCCTTCACTACTAGATTCTGTATCTTTATATCATCTACATCATGCATGACATTACTTACTAAATCATACACGTCTTCCTTATGACCTTCTTGGTGGGAGGATAAGAAGTTATTCTCTTCATCTACCTCCATCATATATGTAACACTAAACTTACGTTTCATTTGTGCTTCTCTTTGTATACCTCTATGAGTTTGTTTAAATACCATTGTGCCTTTTGTAAATCTTCTAGGCCACCCTTGTAGTCATACCTCCATACGTACTTTAGTATGTTACCTTGTAGGTATCCTTCTTTGTTGTGGTTAGTTGCAGCAAGGATAGCATCAATACATTCTATACCTGCTTGGTTATAGTGTGGTGGATGGTTTACCAAATCTTTTTCCATTTCATCAAAGTCCTTAAACATATCCTCTACATCAAAGTCTATTTCAAACTCTTCTTCTTTACTCATGCTTCACCTAAAGTCTTTGTCCACTTGGTTAATTTAATTACGTTACCTTCTGTTTCATAATCCATTTCTTTAGAAAGTTCAACCTGTGTTTCAGCATATTGTTTAGGAAACATTTCCTTTAACAGTTCATGCCTTGCATCATCAAAGTATTCTATCAGATCAGGATACTCTTCCAGTACCTCAGATGCTGCTGCCATAGTCAGTGCATAATCCATAGCTGCTCTCATAGCTATAGGGTGTTGCTCATCACCAAAGATTAAACCTGTCTTTAGTATACCTGTCCATGATCCATCTTCTTCTGTCTCAGGGCTGATGATTATAGCAACGTCACCATCCTTTAGTTCGTAACCCATTAGGTTCTCCTTTTAACTATGACACGCTGCACTTTCATGCGGTTGCCTTTTTCTAGTAGCCACCCTTCAGGTATAACACGATGTGCCCACTTGAAGTTCTTCTGTTCACACCAGTCACAGTACCTAGACTTAGCTCCTTTATATAATCTTTGTTTAGCGTTGCTGAATACAAACCTGATGTCTAACTTAGGATGCTGTCTCTGTATCTCTATATGTTTTCGTCTATCTGCTGCACTAAATATTCCTTTGGTTTCTATTATGATACCGTTGTCTAACTCAAAGTCAGGTGTGTATGTTCTATAGCGTAAGTCTTCCCACTCTATCTTTATCTTCTCATACTCTACTGTCTTCTGTCTAGTCTTTAGAAACGTAGCAGCCTCTTGTTCAAGACCGCTACGGTATAACATTTTGTTATGTCTACGTGGCAAGGCCATCACCTATTAAAACGTAGTCAATCTGCGGTGGGTTCTTAGCCTTAGATACTCTTGATGGTATTGTTTTTAAAGTATCCCAACACTTATGTTTGAAGCTACAAAATCTACAGGAACTATTGAGTACCATGTTACCTGTTTGCTTCTTGTAGAATGTCTCAGGCACAGGCTTGAAGCATCTTTCAAACGGTTCATCTTTCTCTATATAATTTACCGTTTCCTGAATATCTTCTATGACCTTATCAGAGTCAACCTCCGAAGCACTGACATACTTAAACTCACCGTTGCCTTTGTTGACCACCCACCAACCGCCTACTTCCTTTCCTGCAGCCTTTGAGTAACCTACTAATTGTGGTATGTATCCGAAGCCATCACCCTTTTGTAATGCTTCGAATGAGTCAAACTTATTTGTGTATGACCAAGGTGATGCAGACTTAACATCATCTATCTTGCCATCCATT